GGCTTTTTCTTTGTCGGGTTTAATATTGCCAGCAGGGTCTGAACGAACGACAATATTATCCATATGCCAGCGTAGGATGGGATTGCCTCCGTGAGCAATTCTTTTTTGCAACACCAGCCGCATTAGTTCTTTTGAGGGAGGGGACATAGATTTATACCCCTGCCCAAACTGCCCCATATTAAGCCCTGCATCAAGCAAGTTTTGTGCCAGAAGCACCGCTCCCCAGCGGTCGAAGGCAATCTCGACAATGTTGTAAATTTCGTTTAGCTCTTCAATTTTTTGCTGGATGTAATTGTAATTGATAACTTCTCCATCTGTTACTAATAGCCAGTTTTCACCATCTGTCATCTGTGTGTTGCCAATGTTGCCATCACCGCTATTGTTTCCATTGTTGCTGACGGCATTAACATCAACCACAGCCCTGCGACCATGCCCGTCTGTCCGTTTTTCTAAAGCCCATTGATTATATGGCACTTTGTCTTTCAAAACCCTACGCCGCATAGCATCTTCTGGTATCCAAAAGAAGGGTAGGATGATATATTTGTCATCCTCATCTTTTGGGTCATCTGGAGGGAATACTAAGACAAAGGCACTCATATCCTCTGTGGATGATAAGTCCAGCCCAGCATAACACTTTCTGCCCTTCAAATATTCTGAATTGACAGGAAATGCACATTTATCCCACATCTCCATTGGTAGTCAGCGTGTGTATTGTTTTACCCATTGGTTAAGATGTAACCGCCTAAATTTGTTCTCGTCCGTGGCGTTTAGCTTGGCGTTTTCAAACTCTGCTCTAAAGCCATCGGGCTTGATGGTTATGCCATAGCTGGGATTTACCTTTTTCCAGACTTCTGGGCAAGTCCAGTCATCGTCATCGCTGGCAGAGTATATAACTGGATAGAATGTGGGGTCGATAAGTTTACCACGCAAAATATCCTCAGCTTTTTGGTGTTGTTTCCAGCAGATAGAATTGCGGTCAAAGCCCGCTGTTGTGATAATGAAAGTTAGTGGCTGTTCCCTTGCCAAACCAGAGCCAGAAGTTATTACATCAAATAATCTGCTGTCAGGCTGGGCGTGTAGCTCGTCAAATATTATGCCATGAGCATTCAATCCATCTTTTGTGTATGCCTCGGCACTCAGCACTTGGTAGAAACTTTTTAGCGGTAGAAATGTAATCCTTTTCTGGCTAATATTGATTTTGATATACTTCTTTAGCTCTGGAAACTGCTCCACCATATGGAGAGCAACATCAAAAACGATAGATGCCTGTTGCCTATCTGTGGCACATCCATATATTTCGCCACCAAATTCCATATCTGTGCAAGTCAAGAGCAAAGCTATGGCGGCGGCGAGTTCGCTCTTGCCATTTTTCTTTGGCAATTCTATATAAGCCGTGCGAAACTGGCGGCACTCATCATGCCTTCGCACTATTCCAAACAAATCCCTTATTATCTGCTCCTGCCAATCCAGCAAATCAAAAGGCACACCATGCCACGGGGCTTTGGTGTGTTTTAGCTGGTTGACGAAAAACACGGCACTATCAGCAAACCGCTCTTTATATATAGAACCCTGCGCCTTAAAGCGGCTGGGTTTATAGTTTTTTAATTTTCTTGATGCGTCCATTATGTAACCACCTCCAGCGAAACGAAACATGCCACCATGCCACAAAGGGCATAAAATATGCTATTGTGGCGAGGGATATAAAAAATAAGCCACGCCTATAAACAAAAAAAGCCTATTTATTAAGGCTATATATCACAATATATGGGGTTTGGGTTTGGGTTATGTATGGAGCAGATAAAAACACGAGCTTGAAAATTGGTGAAATTGAATTGAAATTTGTGGGTTTTTCTGATAAAATTATCTTGTAAGGATAGGGAACATAGAGAATTTTTGTAACGAGCGACAGCCCCGTCATCGGGACTGCGCTTGGATTGTATATTGAGCGTGTTGCCCTCGTTCCTTGAAAATACGCTGTTGCGTTTTATATTGGCTGTTGGTGCTGGCTACTGCCCTAAGCGGTGCGGATGCCCTCATTACTCAGCGTGTTCGCCACGTTTGAATGCCCAGTCTGCTAATTCGGTGAGGCATTCGACCACATATCCCGCACTCCCAACATGACCCCAATTTATCTCATCGGGTGAATATTCCATGTGGTCATCCACAAATTCTTGCAGTTCTTGGAGCAGAGTGCTGGCTGTAGCTATTTTTGCCATAAATTCCTGTAGTGCTTTGTCATTATTTTTCATGGCGTTCGCCTCCTTTGGCGGTCTTGTCATCCAATAGCTGGTTGAGTGTTTCTCGTATTTCGAGCATCAACTCTATGGCATCTGCATCGTCAATTTCGCCTTTGTCTACATACACCCGAAGTGAGCCAAGTTTTGACCAAAAGTCCATTTTGTCCATTTTGTGTTCCCCCTTTGGAAATTGGAGTGTTTGTTAAACTTTACGCAATGATGAGGCAAAATATTTCACTTCCCATTGGCTTTTGTCGTTATCAATAAGCCATTTGAGGCTTGGCTCGGAAGTTATGTAGGCATAAGTTGTATCTTCATCCTGTGGCACTTCAATTTCGTAAATACCCACGCCACGCTCTTCGCCAATCTTTGTAATTTTAAGGTCTTTAACCAATTTTACCACCATTTTGTGTCCCCCCTGTTTTAGTTATTTGCAAAGGCTCGTTTGCCCTTGTATATAGTATTTCGGCTGTTTTGAGGGTGGTGTTGAGTGGAGACCACTTGGTGTGATGCACTTTACTGGACTTCGGCATATTCGAGCGCGTCGGGCATTTCTTGGGCTGGCTCATCACCAGCAGGGGTTTCATCCGCAGGGGCGTTTGTCTCGCCGTTGTCGGCGGTTATATCGCCCATCGCTGGGGCATCGGCGGTCTCCTCGACCGCCATATCCGCCTCGCCAGCCTCGGCATTCTCCGCCTTTGGCTTGCCCTCTGGCGTTCCATATCGCCATGCACCATTTCCGCTCAAGTTTGCCATCATAATTTTGCGAGTTTCGGCAAACTCTGCTCCGACAAGTCCCAGCCCTATGAGCCAAACTCTCATGGCAAATTTCTCATTCTCAAAAGTTTCTTGGGCTTTGGCTGTAACCCGCTTTTTGGTTTTGGCTGTTTTGCAAAGCTGGGTTATAAATTGGGCGTATGCCATCATGTTTTGGCTGTGGCTGGCATTAAACCAGTCAAAGGCGATGCTGTTTTCTAAAACCTTGATGGGTAAGACATCCACTTCGAGGGCTTTTTTGATGAGCGGCTCTTTGGATGCCACCATTTTGCAAAGGTTGTCGATGGTTTCTGGTGTAAAGCCGTTTAGTGGCAGTTCTATGCAGATGTTATCGGCATCGGAAGGTGCATCCAAAATTTCCGTGTCCCATTCGCCATCTTCCAAAGTATCGCTGGCTGGCTTGATAATTTCGGCTGTTTCTGTGCCGTCATCTGCTGGCTCTTGTTCCCCAAAAGGCTCACCCACCAAAGCAAAATATGTGCTATGCTCACCCTCGCCAGTTGGCTTGGTATAAACATCATGGTCGTTATGCGTGAAATACATTCCGTACCCAGCGTTTCTTGCATCTTCTGCCGTGGCAAAAAGCTCCTGTATCAGTAAAGTGCCTCGTGGTGTTATAAAGTGGAATGTTTTGCTTGGCTCTTGTTCATAACCCCGCCCTTGCAAAGCTACAAGCAAGCCGAGGTTATATTCGCCTGTGAGTGTTCCATCCTTCGCCACATTGTAATCACCTATCTGGTAGGAATATGTAGGCGTTTTCAGATATTTGGATGGCGTATCCAAAATCTCGCTGATGGCTTTTACAAAGGCTTTTCTGTTTTCACCAGTTACTCCGATAAAATTGTAAGCTCCCATAATTGTTGCCTCCTGTGGTTTTTATTCCGCTGGCTGGCTATTGGCTGGGTTTGTATCGCTTGAAAATGTGCCGCCGCCCTTTGCGGTAAAGCTAGTATATAACACCTGCAAGGGTCATTTCAACAAACAATACATGGACAAAAACCTTGCAATTGCTGGGTTTGTGGCTGTTTTTGTTCGCTTGCCCTTGCATGATTAATTTCGGCTTTGGTGGGGGTGGTTGTGAGTGGATGATGATTGGTGGGATGCACACAATTGGAGCATGGGAGCGGGAGTCGGCGGTTGGCTGGTGTTTTTGTTTTGCTTGGCTGACATGGCTGGTACTTGCCCTATATATAAAGGAAGGAATACAAGCAGTTTCGACAAAATGCCGCAAACTTGCCGTATTCCAGCTTATTATTGCGGGGTTTCGCCCTGCGGCTCTGGTTGTGGCACTTCATGATACATAAACCGCTCCCCGCCACGAAGTAAAAACACGCCAGCATCACTCTCCTGTGCCTTTATATATCGCTTCACAATAACATCCGCATATTTTGGGTCAAGTTCCATTAAGTAAGCATCCCGCCCTGTTTGGTCTGCCGCCAGCAAAGTTGTGCCAGAGCCTCCGAATAAATCCAAAACGGGGTCTCCCTTGTGACTACTGTTGGATATAGCCCTCGCCGCCAAAGCAATGGGCTTTGTGGTGGGATGGTCTGGAGATTTTTTGGGACGTTCAATTTCCCAGAGGTCATTTTGCTGTCTATCTTGGAGCGGACACAGCCGCTTTTCGCCAGCTAACCAGCCATACCATAAAGGCTCATAGCGTGTATGGAACTGCTTACCTAAATTGATAAACCATGCACCGCCCATTTGCCAGCGGTGCATTTTTCTATGTAATCGTTAAAAATAAGTGTGTTTTGGTTCATTTTTAACGATTGCTTTTTTGTATGGAAAAAGCCCGTGCCGTATGCGACACGAGCCTTTAATTTTGCTTGTTAAACCGCCTTTTGCACACCATTCTTAAATGTAAATGCCAACTTGCCATCTTCCCCAACCGATACCGTGTCAACAACTGCCGCCCAAAGGCTCTCGTCAAATTCGGTAATCGCCTGTTTACTACGCTCCAAATTATTGATGAACACCTCAATTGTTTTGCTTCTGCCAAGGCGTTCGGTTTTCTGTTGATTGAGTTCTTCAAGCCGTGCGGTTGCTTCGGTGTGGCGTTTTAGGTAGCCGTCATTGCGCTCTACCCACTCGGTTTGGTCTACGGCTTCACGGGAATTGGAATAAATTGCTTGTTTAACCAAGCCCTCGACAACCTCAATTTCCCGTTCTAACTCCGCAATCTCCGCTTCAATGGCGGCGGTGTCGCAGAGCATTTTTTGTACTTGGCGGCAGTCCTCAACCAACCCATCACGGTTTTTCATAAGCTGGTTAAACGCTATGAGGAACTTTGCCTTGACCTCATCTTCTCGAATGTGGGAAGTTTTGCATTTCCGCTCACCGGGATTGTCATATCGGGCATTGCACCGCCAAATGATGGTGCGGTATTTCGTGTTGCTCTGCCAGACTTTCGAGCCGAACCACGCTCCGCAACAGCCGCATTTTATCTTGGTGGAAAAAGGCGATTGACAGCTTATGGGTCTTCCAAGAGCAGTGCGGCGGGCAATTTCTGCTTGCACCGCTTCCCATTCGTGGGGAGGGATAATCGCCTCGTGGCTTTCCTCGATGTAATATGTTGGCAGTTCTCCCTCGTTGGGCTTCTTGGTTTTGGTGAGATAATTTACAACAAATGACTTTTGAAGCAATTTCGAGCCTTTGTAGGTTTCGTTGGTGAGAATGTTGCGAACGGTAGATTTGTTCCACACCGCTTTGCCCGTGGGCGTTGGAATTTCCTGCTCAGTTAGCCATTTTGCAAGAGCCGTATAGCTTTTTCCCTCCATAAATAGGCGGTAGATGGTTTGCACCGTGACCGCTTGTTCGGGAATAATTATCGGTGTGCCGTCTTTACCCTTTTCGTAGCCGAGAAAACTCGACCATGGAAGACTTATAACGCCGTCTGCCATACCTTTACGTTTTCCCCACGTCACGTTTTCCGATATTCCCCGTGACTCTTCTTGTGCCAGACTGCTCATAATGGTAATAAGCAACTCGCCCTTGCCGTCAAATGTCCAAATGGACTCCTTCTCAAAAAATACCTCTGTGCCGTGTTCTTTTAATTTGCGGATGGTTGAGAGGCTATCTACCGTGTTTCTGGCGAACCTCGACACACTTTTTGTTACGATAAGGTCTATCTTTCCAGCTATGGCATCAGCCACCATGGAATTGAAGCCATCCCGCTTTTTGGTATTCAATGCGCTAATGCCCTCGTCCGTGTACACGCCCACAAACTCCCAGTCCGTGCGGGATTTGATGTAATTGGTGTAATAATCCACCTGAGCCTCGTAGGAGTTCAGTTGTTCGTCTTTGTCGGAACTTACACGGGCATACCCAGCCACACGGCGGCGGGCAGTGCTTTCCGCAGTCAATTCCGAAAAAATGTCCTTTTTAGCAGGGATTACTGTTACTTTCTTCAATTATTTTGACCTCCCTCCACGGCTTGAATTTTCTGTAAGACACAACCACTCTCCTGCCGTCATGGAAAACGAAGGTCAAATGCAATGCCGATGTGTGGACGATAATCCGCTCCACGTTTTTGGCAAAAACCTCACCGTCAAATTTCTCCAAGCCGAGGACTATTTCGGAAGCCAGTATCAGGGTGCGTTCCCGCACAATTACAGCGTCATTGCAATCGTACAGCTTGCTCATTCGCCCCCAACACGCCCACTCGCCGTACATTTCACCATGGAGGCAGTTGGGTTTGCGGTTGTATTTCCTGCCGCATTTTTCGCAGAATAGCTTTTGACGGAAGGGAAGCCCCTCAAGGTCTTTCATGTTGCCAGTTTCGGCGCGCCGTGCAAATTCTGCCAAGACTTTCTCGTGGTATTCCTTTGAAACAATGCCCTCATGTGTGCCTTCGATTAGGTACATGGGCAACTCGCCACGGTTTTTGATGAGCCGTTTTGAAATGTGGTCGGTTACAAATTGGCGTTGGTGTAAAATATCACCGCACATTTTGGGATTAACGAGCATTCGGTGAATGGCGGCACTTGCCCACTTGTTTCCCGATGGGCTGGGAATGCCCATTGTGTTTAACTTCTTGGCAATAGCGGGCGTTCCGTCTCCAGCAAGATACCATTCGTACATTTGACGTACCAAGGCGGCTTGCTCTTCGTTGATGACCAGTTTGCCGTCCACCAACTCATATCCATAAATTTTCTTGGGTTTGGTTTTGCCCGTTTTCATGTCGTTGCGTTTTCGCCACTTTACATTTTCCGAAGCGGAACGGCTCTCCTCTTGGGCATAGCTGGCAAGGATTGATAAAAGTAACTCGCCCTCGCTGGATAAGCTGTTGATGTTCTGCTCCTCGAAAAATATGTCAATGCCGAGGTCTTTTAATTCTCGGACGGTTTCCAGCAGTGTCACTGTATTGCGGGCAAGGCGGCTGATGGTTTTAACAATCACCATGTCAATTTTCCCCACTCGGCAATCAGCAAGCAACCGTTGAAATTCTGGACGGTCGCTTTTTGTGCCTGTTTCATCTGCATCCGCATAAACCCCGGCAAATTCCCATTCCGCTTTGCTTTGAATGAGTTTGTTGTAATGGCTCACTTGCGCCGCCAGCGAATGGAGCATATGCTCTTTGCCGAGGGATACACGGGCATAGGCGGCTACCCGCATTTGCTTGGGTAATTGTGCCGCCGTAGCTTCGATTTTCTTAACAATTCTTTCCATAGGCATCTCCTTTCCTACTTACCATATAGCCATAGCTACGGCGGCGTTATCAAGTCAATGATTATGGAGAAAGTTCAGCAAAAAGGCGGTTTAGCTTCTCGGATTTTTCCAGTTCACGCTTGGTCTGTTTAAGTATCCGCTCCGCTGTTTTGACATTTTTGTTGGCGGTTATTAACGCTTCATTTATGGGCTTGCTGATAACCGAGCCGTAGGCTTCCTTGGCTCGGCGGGTATCTTCTGCAATGTGCAGGGCTTGCACCAGTTCGCATTCACGAAAACCCATCTCTGAACCCAAACGAGAGAGTGTGTTGGGAAGCCACTGTTTAAGGTTTTCTATGGATATTTCATTTCGCCACGGCTCTGCGAACATCAACTTCCATAATTT